TGGCCCGACACCACGGCTCTTTTTTACAAGGGCCGTGAGCAAAAAGAGGCGGTTTAACAAACCATGGCTTTGACGAACTCAGAACTGGGTTTGGCGCTCGGCGTCACCGCGCAACGCATCAGCGTCCTGCGTAGGGAAGGTATGCCGACGGACAGCATCGACGCGGCCAAGGCTTGGCGGGAAGCCCGGGCCAACGTGCAACGTGCGGCGGCACCGAAGGCCGCACCCGCGCAGCTCGACGACGGGACACTGGCCGACACGATCGCAGAACATCGGACGCTGGTGAGCCGTGCGCGTGGCGTCTGGCAGGCGGCGATGGAAGGGGGCGACCCCAACCAGGGGAAGTACCAAACAGCGTACAACCAATCGCTGAAGACGCTGGTCGCGCTCGAGGAGGAGCAGGAGCGTCGGCTCATCCTGACCAAGGATTACATCTCAGCGAAGGAAGCCGGCGAAGCGATGCGGGACATGACGGCCCGAATCGTCAACCGTCTCGACAAGCTTGCGCTGGACGTGGCCGAAGGATGCAACCCCGAGAACCCTGCTAAGGCGGTCAAGGTGCTTGAGGCTTGGGTGCGCCGCGTGAAGGCCGACCTCTCTGCCGATGAACAAGGCTGACCTGCTTCGCATCGGTCGGGACGTGCTGCGTCCGTCGGACTCGGGCGACGTCGTCGAGTGGCTTGAGTCCAACGTGCTGGCCATCCCTGACTCGCCGATGCCCGGGCCGTTCAGGTCCGAGCGCACGCCGTGGATCGCCGAAGCCCTACGCATCGCGGCAGACCCTGAGACCAAACTGCTGACCATCCTCGCAAGCATCCAATCGGGCAAGTCGCTGTTCGCCCGCCTGCTGACGTGCCACATCATCGCCAACGCACCCGGGCCGACGATGGTGCTTCAGGCCACGGACCCAGAAGCGAAGGACTTCGCCCTGCGTTACCTTCGCCCGGTCTGGAACAACTGCCCGCCGGTGAAGGCGCGTCTTTCGGGCGACGACCTCGACCGCTCGACGACTGCGGACTTCGACCGCATGACGCTCTACTGCCGTGGCATCTGGAACGAGGCGAACCTTCAGCGCCTGTCCCTGCGTTACACCATCGCCGACGAGTGCTGGATGGCACCGCCCGGACACTTGGCCGAACTGAGCGCACGCGTGACGGCGTTCGGCTGGATGGGCAAACGCATCTTCATGTCGCAGGGCGGGCGGGCCGGGCAGGAGTTCCATCAGCTGCACGAGACGACGGACCAGCGAGACTGGAATATGCGTTGCCCGAAGTGCGACCACCTTCAGCCGTGGGTATGGGAGCAGATCAGGTTCCCCGAGGACGCGAAGTCGACGGGCACATGGGACTTGCACAAGGTCAGCGTGGGCACGACCTACGAGTGCGCGTCCTGCCGCACGCTCCTGCCCGACACGAACGCGAGCCGTCTAGAGGCTAACGCCAGGGGAACCTTTGTGGCCACATCGGTCGCCGCGAACTCCGGGCACATCGGCCTGCATTGGAACTCGCTGGCCTCGATGAGCTGGGGCGAGCTCGGCGTGCTAATGCTAAAGGCCAAGGAAGCCGCCGACCAATACGGGGACGAAGAGCCTCGACGCATCTTTAAGCAGAAGCGATTGGCCATGCCCTGGAGCGAGGAGGGTGGCGAGATGGTCGCTCTCGCGGAAGCCGCCAACTACAAGATGGCGGACGCGTGGGACGCCGAGGCCGCGATCACCCCGAAGGCCCGCGTCGTCGAGCAGAAGGACGCCGTGCCCGGTAGCATCCCTTTCCGCACGATGGGCGTCGACGTTCAGCGCGGCCACTTCTGGGTGACTGTGCGCCGATGGGCCAAGACCGGGCATAGCCGACTGATGGCGTTCGCCCGCATCGACTCATGGGGCAACGTCGAGGCGTTCGCCAAGCAGCACGGAGTCCATCACGCCATGGTGCTCGTCGACTCAGGCGACAACACCACCGAGGTCTACCGCGAGACCGCCAAGCGGAACTGGAAGACCGCCAAGGGCTCAGGCTCCGACGACTTCGCCGTGACCGACAAGTCCGGCAACACGACCCGCCGCTTCTACTCCGAGAAGCAGTCCATCGTCGTCCCTGGCATCCCGCAGAGGGCCATCCTGATCGTGCACTCGAACACCGCCGGCAAAGACCTCCTGCACGGCCTCCGCGCCCGCAAGGTCTGGACCTATGCGCTGGACGCGACCCCCGAGTACGTCGAGCAGCTGAACGCCGAAGTCCGCATCAAGGACCGTCGGACCGGCAAGCCCCAGTGGATACTCCCGCAGGGCAAGCGGGACAACCACGCCATGGACTGCGAAATCCTCGCCCTACTGGCCGCCGTACGCTGGGGCATCGCTGGTCGGGAAACCGCCGAAACCGACTTGCAACCGTCATGACCTTGGGCAGACTTTCCTCAAGGGTTAGCCGTTTAGTGTCGCAGGAGGAAGAAGCTTGTGGCGTGGGCTGGGCGGCTAACCCCCCTTTTCTTCCAATCGGGGCAAGATAAATGGCCTCTGGACTCTTCATCGGACTGACGGAGTGCGAACTCCTCGACATCAAAGCCAAGGCGGTCGCCATGATCACCGAGGGCAAGACCCTGATGTCCTATTCCGACTCCGGCTCGTCGGCCTCGAAGCAGTTCGCGATGCCTCCCAAGGAGATGCTCGCCGAGGCCATGTTCGCCCTTTCTCGCCTCGACCCTGCGACCTACGGCACTCGCCGCACGGTCATCTCGACCGACTGGCAGAACCGCGAAGACTAATTCTCCATGGCCATCCGCAAGAAGATCAAGACCGTCAGTCTCCGCCAGAAGCCGGCGACGCCCGCCCCGAGCGCTCCGCAGCCGTCCGCCTCCTATGGCGATTGGCAGAGCATCGGCGTGACGCGTGCCCGCCGTGCGGCCTACGGCGCCGAACCGCGCGACCTTCGCCGCGACCTGACGCCCTACGACAGGCTCACCATGGTCCGCAAGTGCCGCTGGGCCGAGCGTAACTCCGGCCTGTTCAAGCAAATCCTTGCGGACATCTGCCTCTACACCGTGGGCGACGGCATCAAGCCGCAGAGCCACGCGTCGACCCCGGAGATGCAGGAACGCTACGAGGCTTACTTCGCGGAGAAGGCCAAGCGCATCGACATCACGAACCGCTTCTCGTTCTATCAGGCTCAGTCCATCCTCCTGCGCGGCATGATCCGTGACGGTGACTCCTTCGCCGCCAAGGTCCGCAACGCCAACGGCGACCCCAAGATTCAGTTGATGGAAGCCCACCGCGTCGGCGACCCTCTGGAGGGCAAGACCCCCGAAGGTATGCACGACGGCATCCAGTTCGGTCCGTATGGCGAATACATCGCCGTCAACGTCTACCGTTCGGACGGCTCGTCCCGCCAGATTCTCGCCCAGTCTATGATGATGGTGGTCGACCAGGAGTACGCCTCGGGTGCCCGTGGCGTGCCCCTGCTCCAACACTCCATCAACTCCATCCAAGACGAGATGGAAATCCTTGCTCTCGAAAAGCAGGCCGTGAAGGACAACGGCGACGTGACCCGCGTCATCAAGAAGGCCGGCGGCGTGCTCGACTCCGACATGGCTGGCGAACTCGGCGCGGCCTCCAGCCAGTCCTACGCCAACGTGGCCTCGACGATGGGAGGCAAACTCATCGCCCTCGAGCCAGGGGAGGACATGACGTCCTTCCAGAGCAACCGTCCGAACGCCACCTTCACCGGCTTCCTCGCGGCGCTGGAACGCGACATCTCCCAGGGCGTGCTGCCCTACGAGTTCGTCGGCGACTCCTCCAAGCTCGGCGGCGCCACCGTGCGCCTAATCACCGCCAAGGCTGGCCGCGTCTTCTCGAAGTATCAGACCATCATGATCGAGAACTTCTGCGTTCCGACGTGGGGTTACATCATCGGTCAGGCCATCGCCGCCGGCGAACTGCCAGACGACCCGCAGTGGAATCAAGTCTCCTGGACGACCCCGAAGAGCGTCACCGTAGACGCTGGCCGCGAAGCCGCGAACGACCGTGCCGACGTCGAGATGGGTCTCCTTTCGATGTCCGAACTCTACGCCCAGCGCGGCCTAGACTTCCGCACCGAGATGCACAAGCGCGCCGCCGATATGCTTCACATCAAGAATCTCGCGGAAGAATACGACATCCCCTTCGAACTGCTCTTCCGTCCGTCCAACACCCCTGTCGGCACGATCAGCGGAGAGGTGGTTTTACGTCCGAACAGCACGGGCGTCACACCGATGAACGAAGAATCGGAAACCGAAGGCCCCGAGGCCCCCGAGGCTCCCGAGGTCGAGTCCGAAGAGGACGACATGGAGGACGAAGAAGACGACGACTCCGACGAGGCCACCGCCCAACCCAATTCCTAAGACCATGCGTTTCCTTACCAACGGACTTTCGGGCCGCGAGCCCCTCCTCATCGACCCGGCCAAGGCCAAGGACCACGCCGTCCTCGCCGAGAAGTTCGGCTTCACGGAGATGCTCTCGCAGCTCTTCGGCGTGGCCCCCAAGCCCTACGTGGTCGACGGCATCGGCATCATCCCGGTCGTCGGCGTCATCGGCAAAGGCCTTTCTCCGCTCGAGAAGATGATGGGCGCCGCTGACGTGAACGAAGTCTCCGAAGCGCTCGACGCGTTCGCCGCGAACCCCGAGGTCGAGAAGGTCGCCCTGCAAATCTCCTCCCCTGGCGGCACCGTCACGGGCGTCGAAGAACTTGCCAACAAGGTGCGTAACTACGGCAAGCCGACTCTGGCCTACACCGACTCCGAGATGGCGTCCGCCGCCTACTGGATCGGTTCGGCTGCGGACCGCGTCGTCGCCAGCCCGTCCTCCACTGTCGGCTCCATCGGCGTCTACATGGCTATCCCCGACTACTCCGAAGCCGCCAAGATGGCCGGCATCAAGATGGTCGTCATCAAGTCCGGCAAGTTCAAGGGCGCCGGCATCGAAGGCACGAGCCTCGACGAAGCACAGATGGCGAACCTCCAAGAGGGCGTCGACACGATCCACGCCGAGTTCAAGGAAGCCGTGAACATGAAGCGCAAGATGGTGAAGGCCGAGGCCATGGAAGGTCAGGTCTTCTCCGGCAAGCAGGCCGCCGCCCAGGGCTTGGTCACTGGATTGGCCGACTCTTTCAACGACGCCCTGCGTTCGTTCTAATTCCATTCCTAGCAAACATAAGATGACCATCGAAGAACAGCTGCTCGCCGCCAACGCCGCTCTCTCGGGCCTCACCGCCGAGCGCGACGACCTCCGTACCACTGTCGAGAAGATGACCGTCGGCGCCGCCGCCGAACTGGAATCCCTCAAGGTCGAAGCCGCCGCCAAGGACGCGAAACTCGCCGAACTGACCGCCGCCCTCGAGGCCGCCGTCATCGAGTCCGAGTCCCTCAAGGCTCTGGTCGCCCAGCACGAAGCCACCAAGGTCAGCGCCTCCAAGGAAGCCGCGAAGATCGTGGCCTCTGTCGGCGTGGCCCCTGTCGAAATCAGCCCTGCTGACGCGAAGCCGTCCGCCGAGGCCGTCGACCACCTCGCGACCTTCCTGTCCCTCCCGGTCGGTTCCAAGGAGCGCAACGATTACTTCGCCGCTCACAAGCACGCCATCATCAAGGCTGCCCTCTAATTTCCCTCAACCCTCAATTATCCTAACACACCATGGCTAACTCCATCGCAAACGCCCCGGCCATCCTGGCCGAGTCCGTCATCGCTTCCCTCAAGGGCAAGCTCCCCGCCCTCCGCGCCTTCTCCAGCGTCTTCACCGCCGCTGAGTCCAGCGCCGGCAAGACCGTCCAGGTTCCCCTGATCGGCACGTCCACTGCCACCGAGTTCGGTGCCAATGGCTACCTCGAGCAGGACGACGCGACGATCACCGCCGCCAACGTCACCCTCAAGCACTTCAAGGTGTCGAGCCGCTTCTCGCCCCTCGACGTCAAGATGTACGGCGCGCAGTTCCTCTCGAACAGCTTCGTCCCGACCGCCGCGAACGCCCTCGCTGAAAAGTGCCTCTCGGAAATCGGCGCCCTCATCACCTCGAGCAACTACTCCTCGGGCACCAACACCGGCGCTGGCTTGACCTACGCCGAAGTCGTCGCCTCCAAGGGCGTCCTCGATGCCGCTCGCGCCGCCGAGCCCCGCGCGTTCATCCTGAACCCGACCTACGCCAACGGCCTCCTCGCCGACGCGACCATCATCGGCAACTCCGTCCTCGGTGCCGGCATCCTGACCTCCGGCCAGATCGGCACCCTCGCTGGCGCCGCTGTCTACCAGTGGAACAGCCTCCCGACCAACTCGCAGTCCCTCGCGGGCTTCGGTTGCGGCGCTGACGCCATCGCCGTCGCCTCGGCCCTCCCGATGTCCGAAATCCCGGGCTTCGAAGTCGCCAACGCTGTCGACGCCGACACCGGCCTCGGCGTCCAGGTCCTCATGGGCCAGGAACAGTCCGGCTACTACAACGTCACCGCCACGCTGCTCTTCGGTGCCGCTGTCGGTCGCGCCTCCTCGCTCAACCGCCTCACCACGGCCTAATCAGCCGGACAGGCTTAAACGAGACCCCCAGCAATGGGGGTCTTTTTTTGTCCCCCTACCAAAGCGGGCAAGTATAGGATGAGCCTCTACTCTGAGTTTCTGGCGGACGCGAAGGACATGGTCGCTGATTTCGGCGTGGCCGGGTCGGCCAACTCTGGGGCCATCACCTTCTCCTGCCTCATCTCCGACCCCGCCGTCTCCACCGTGCTCGAAGCAGGGGGGTATATGGAGCGGACCCAGTATACGGTAAGGCTACCCGCTGTAACGGCCTCCTGGAGCCAGCCAGACGGGTCTATTGGGGCATCGGCGGCCACCCTCTCGTCGGGTGCCCCCATCGCCTCCCTCGCACAGGGCAAGAAGATCGTGGCCGGCGGGAAGACCGTCCGCATCACGACCCAGACCTACAAGCCCGGGTCGGCATGGATCACCCTCGTCGTCATCGACGACAACCAGTAAGCCTGTGGTAAAGGTATCGATTGAGCCCAAGTCTCAGGCTGAGTTCATCGCTGCCCTCCGTCAGTTCGCGGCCAACACGGGCCAGACCATGCGGGACGCGGCGCTTGAGCAGGCGGCTCTTGCCTGCCAGGATGCGGCTACCTTTACCCCTCCCCTGCCCAAGGGCGGCGGACGTGGCCTTTCCAAGGCGGCTGAAGTGGCGGGCAACAACGCCGTAGCCGGCGACATCAGGAAGATGTTCGTGGCCGCCAACGACCGCAGCTCTAACTCCGCTGCCGCCCTGCTGACCAATCAGTTGGCCTACGCTACCAAGACAAACGACATTGGCCTGTTCAACAAGGTCATCACCAAGGGCTCGCTCCAGGCGCTGAAAAACCTCCCGCCCATCATGCGTAAGATCGCGAACGACCGCGACTACGACCGGGCGTTCAAGAAGGCCAAGAACTATTTCAACACAACTAACCCTGTCATGACCGACTACGGACAAGGGTTCGTCGAGGAACTGCGTCCTCCGCATAACCGCATTAAGGGGAAGTTCGGCGGGCGCATCGGCAAGTCCGTCCGCCCGGTCAAGTTAAAGATGCTCGTCGAGTCCAAGTCCGAACTCGACCAGTATATCAAGGAGCGCCAGCAGATGGTCGGCATGATCAAGGCCGGCTGGGCTTCGGCCCTGCGTTCACTTCCTAAGCCCGTCATCAACGGAGTCCCGAAGGACTTCGGCGTTCAGCTGCTCAAGGTGGCTTGGATTAACCGTCACAACCGCGTGCTCGGAACCAACAGCCTCATGGCCAACGAAAAGGTCGTCGAGCTGAGCGTGACCAACAGCCAGGGCAACGTGAACGGCATTGCCACCGACGCGAACGTCTTAGGCTTGGTCTATGCCAACCGCATCAAACAGATGAAGGCACGTTTTGAACGGCACATGAAGAACACCGTTCAACGCGCCAACCGCAAATAAACTTTATGGGCACAAAATCCATCCGCCACATCGTAGAGTCTACCATCACGACCTACCTCTCGACCCAGACCGGGCTGACCTCCGTCCAATTCCTGACGGGCGATAGCAACGTCACCCAGACCCTGCCCAAGGCTGTGGTCCTTTGCGAGTCTGCCCGCATCCCCGCCGACCTCCCAGAGGGCGAGGGCAACTATTCCTGCCTCGTCAGAATCACCCTTTTCTCAAACGCGGACGACACGACCCTCGCAGATCACCGTGCCCGTTGCGCCGCTCTGTCCGGCAATATGCGTGACCTGACCGCCATTAAGGCCGCCTTCGTTAGCTCGACAGACGCCTTCTGCTACGACGTGACTATGACCTCCGAAGACGAGGGTCTGGACGAACGCTCCTGGGCTACTTCCTTTGGGTTTGACGTGCTGGTAGTCCTGCCCCCTGCGGCCTAATTCCAATCGGGGCAAATACAAATGGCCGCTATCTCTACCGGAACGACCTGCATCTACGGAGTTGCGGGCACTGTCGCTAACCTCTTTGTTCAGAGCTACAGCCTCTCGTCCTCCTTCAATGCGGACGTCACCGTGGTCGACGAGACTGGCATCACGAAGACTCACCGCATGGACGACCGTAAGTCCGAAATCACCATCGAAGGCATTGCGAAGAGCACTTCGATGCCCGTCCTCGGAGCGACCCTTGCCTTCACCGTAAACACCGCCTCGGCCTATCCGGCTGGCTCGGCTTCGGCTTCCTTCTCTGGTACGATTACCAAGATTGATGACAAGGGCTCGAACAAGGGCTTTACCGCTGTCACGATCACGGCCATCGACTACGAAGGCATCTCGGTTTAATTGACACCCCCGAAAGGGGGACAGTCTAAAGGATAGTGGACCGTCGCTTCCTCAACGCCTACGTCGACCCGGCTCCCCTCAAGGGGTTTCTGGGTCGAACTCTTTACCCCTGGTGCCTCAAGTACCGGGTGCGCCTGATGGCCTTCGACTCCCCGCTGGTCACTGGGTCGCGAGGGGTCACGCCTGCGGACCTTATCTTTGCCTGTCAAGTATGCGCCGAGGAACCCCTGGGCGGAGACATTGGCTGGGTGGACAAGCTGCGCATCCTGAGCCTTCAGCGGAACCCCGCCAAGTTTGAGCGCCTGCTCGAAGCCTTCGCTGGCTACATCCTCGTCCAAGACTGGCCCAAGTTCTGGGAGCAGACCAAGACCAAGTCAGGGGGCGGCGACAAGGGGGTGCCTTGGCCGCTGTCCATCGTGGCTAACCTGATCGCGTCAGGCATCCCTGAGCAGCGGGCTTGGGAGATGCCGGAGTGTCAGGCCATCTGGCTGAACTCCGCCCTGGCTATCCGCAAGGGTGCGGACGTGGCGATCATGTCGCCCGAGGAGGAAGCATACATGGCCGAAGAGGAAGCCCGGGAAGCCGCCATCAAGGCTTCCAATCCTGCAAAGGAAAGCACCCTCTGACATGGCCCAAGATCTGACAGTCAACATCAAGACCACCTCCGACGTCCCGCAGGCTATGGAGAAGGCCAAGACTGCGACTGTGTCCTTCTCCAAGCAAGTCGAGGACATCCAGAAAAAGTTTTCTACCGCATTCAAGGACATTTTCCTCGGCTTTACGGCTCCCATGATTCTGGTCCAAGGAGCCATTTCTTTCATCTCAAAGTCCATCGAGGAAGCAAAGAGGAACGCCAAGGAAGGGCTCGACCTTCTTGCTACCGGAGAAAGCCGGTTCAACACTACGGAAGAATCTCGGGCGGCCGCTTTCTTCAAGCGCAAGAAAGAGCTCGAAGATGAGAAGAAGCTTGTCGAGGCGGGTAAGTCTGAAGTCACCCGTCAAATCCTTAAAAACGAAGGAGGCATGTTTAAAGACTTCGAACTGCCAGAGCAGTTCCAGCGCCAGTTACGTGCGGGTGTTTCAATGGACACTCTTTCTCAAGACAAAGAAGTGCAGCGTCTGGCGATGGAATACTTCAACAAGACCGCAGAAGGAAGAAAGTTGCTTGAATCCTTGGGCCCGGACAAGGCAGCCAAGTCAGCAGACTTCAAAAGCCCTGAGGGTTTTGGCAACGTGGTCGGCGTCGGCGCAAACCCGGTCATGGAGGCCATGAACGCACAGCTCGAAGAAGCCAAAAAGCAGACCGAACTTCTAGGCCGCATCGCCGCCACAGGCCCGAGCGGCATCCCTCTCGACTTCACCAAAATCGCAACCACTTAACCAACACCTATGGCACGCGTAGAAACAGGCGACGATCTAATCGCAGGACTTCTCCAGCCAGGCTGGAAGGTAAACTTTGACGGCTACGGTCTGATGACCTGCACCGCGTCTTATAAGTCCGACAGGTTCGGCTCCTTCTCCTTCATCGAGCGTGGCAGCTCTTTCCCTGCCATAGGCTTTGGCAACCTAAAGGCGCACAAGGCAAGCATCTCTTATGACGCGCTTGGCGTAGCGACCGCCACCGTGGACTACGTCGGCATCGAACTGGATTACAACAGCGGACTGCGAACTGACCCGCAGGTCGGCGGATCGCAGGGCTTGACCTCGGAACACATCACGACCCACCCGAACTTCTTCGTTTTGGCGTCTGGTTCAGGATTCACCGGCACGCCTATCGCAGGCGTAGGTACGGGCTCCATCGCGACCCCCGCCTACGAATTGGTCGCAGGAACCAATCCTCCCGAATACCAGGGCAACAACGGCGCGACGTTCGAACTTCCCACTGGCCGCAAGTTCCTTGGGTTTAAAAAGGCCGAGGCTAAGGAGTTCTACGGCAAGACGAACTACCTCGCCCCGCAGACTTCTTTCTCTGGCCACTTTTACACCACCCAGTCGGCGACCGTTCAAGGCATGATTAACCGAGTAGGCAAGACATCAGGCACGGGAGAGTTCCTGACTATCGCGTTGCTTCCTGAGTACATGGGAACCTCTTTCACAATCGCCACGAAGGACCAATTGCTCTTGGCTCAGGTAAACACCGAGGACTTCGGAAGCCTGTTCAAAGTTCAGTACGAAATCCGGTACAACCGCGAAGGTTATTCTTCTTCCGTCTACGCCCCTGCCTGATGAGAATCCAACCCGGCATCGGATACACCTTCGACTCATCTTCGAAAGGTTTCACGCTGGACACGTCTGACCCGTTCCCGCCTAGCACGTTTGTCGCGACCCAGAACACCCACCCCTTCAAGGTCATCAATGTCAACGAGGCCACGGACGGCGAGGCCACAATCGTCTCATATGAAATCCTGCCCGGTACCTTCAATAACGTGATGCCGCAGGTCTTCAACACGATCACGGAAGAATGGGAGTACCTCGACGACCTGACGGCGGACTACAAGCTGCTCCTGGAGTTCGATGGGACCACGTCTTCCATCGTATACCTGCGCGTCGGCAAGGACTCGACCACTGGGGCTTTCCCGCCTACGACTCCGGCGGGGGGCGAAGACGACCCATATCCCCGCATCTACACGACGGGAACAACCCTGCCGGCGGACACCGATGAGTTCGGCTACCTTCAGATCGCGAAGGTCGTGGAACTGAGCGCCGGCGCTTACCGCGTCGACCAGTACGTCACCGGCTCCCTCTGGGGAAACCGCATCAAACTCGGCTCGGCCACGGCCCGTTACTTCTACGCTAGGATCTGATGGCGGCGCTTCAGGTCAGGACGTGGGCGGACCACCTTGAACCAATTGGTTACGGTGCGGCCATCCCTGTCCGGTCCGCGGATTCCATGTCCAGGGAGTACCCGCTTAACGAGGATGAAGACCCCTACTCCTACTGGTGGACCGCCGAGGACGGCTCGCTGTTCTTCTACCCCTTCGGCAGGGCGACCGGGCTTTATGACGCGGCGAGTTATATGCCGCAGGCGTACCACTTCATGTACGTGGGCGACTACCCAGACCCTTCGGTACCACCTTACACCTCTCAATACGTTTTCGGCCTGACCTACATGGGTGACGATGACTTCTCCGAGATGCTCGGGGAAAATGTCATTACCAACGGCGACGACATCGTCATTGCCGCCGAAGCCCAGCTGGACCCCAGCGCGGAAGACGGCCAGCCCATCGACTTCACGTTCGGCATTATCGAAACCGTCGGGAAACTGACGCCGGTGACCTAACCCACCCCCCCCTTCCAATCGGGGCAAGGTTAGACCCGATGAGCTGCAACACCGTCACCTTCAAACGCGGATCGTCCTTCTCGGCCTCCATGGTGTGGAACCCTGAGCCCGGGGGCATCGCGAACCTCATCGGCGTGACGGTCACCTCGACCATCATCGACGCGCAGCAGAACGAGTACGCCCTCACCGCGACCGTGGCTCCCAACGGCCTGTCCGTGGCCTTCGTCTATCCGGGCTCGACCGCCGCGTGGGCCATCGGCACGGCCAAGTGGGACATCAAGTTCCTAAACGGCGGCACGGTCTTCTACTCCGAGACGATGCGCATCGACCTCATCGGTCAGGTCACCGCCTAATTTCATGTCGCTCACGATCACCATCCCTGGAGCGGTCGACGTCACCACCGGGTCGACGGCCCCTGCCACCCTGACCATCGGAGTCGGAGTCCCCGGCGCGCAAGGCCCGCAGGGTCCCGCTGGCCAAGGCGTTCCCGCTGGAGGCACGGCAGGCCAGTTCCTGACCAAGACCAACAGCCTAGACTACGCGACCAACTGGTCAACCCTCTCCCTCGCTGGCTATGCGACCGAGGGCTGGGTCACGTCTCA